CCTGCACTTTTCCATCTTCGATTCTTTCAATGTCCGTAAAAATACTTCTTGCGGTGGGGTCCTGAGATTTACCAAGGAATCTATTCTTATTTACATTGTAGGTAACATTATCGACATACTTCTGTAGCCCGCCAAGAAAGTCATCGTAATACTTCTGTGTATCATCAGTAATAGACGCAAGCACTCGCTCTTTCTGTAGCCCCATTTTACCGCTACCACGCAGATTGTTTCCTTCAAAGTAGTTCTGTATCACCTTTGCTCGCTCTCCCTCAGATAACTTAGTATCCTCCAGGCTAACAGACTGCTTCATCTTCTCCGGCATGTCATCAAACTTTTTCTTCTCAGTGGCACGGAACATCTCCTCAAGTTGCGATCTCGGTTCCTTACCAAGCGACTTCACGAAACCATCATAGTCCTTCATGACGCGAGGTAAGTAATCCTTGCGATACTCAATCTCTATGCCGTTCTTATTTGCTAATGCATGAAGATCGTCTAAGCCTTGCCTCACATTTAGAAAGTTCGCCTTTATACCGTCCATACCCTTACGCTTCTGAACCTCATCAAGCATATCAAACGCCTTCTCCATAGAGTCAGGATTGCTTGTTAGGCGCTGAAATTTCTTCTGCTCATCCTTGGAAAGCTTTTTAAATTGATCTGCGAATGGTTGCATTTGATCCACAAAGTTCTGCTTGAGCATCAGGTTATCCAACTCGAACTTATCCATGCGACTTGCAACAAATGGATCTAATTCTTTTATCTTTGATTTGATTGGACGGATATATGGGTCAACCTTCTCCAATCCTTTCTCAATCACGCTAAAGGTTTTATTTACTGCGGGTACTAGCGTCTTATCTGCAACCTTCAATAATGCTTTTCCACCTCCAAATCCTGCAAGTCCTTCGCCCAAATTCTTCATCTTACCCATAAATACGCTTTCGCCCTCTTCCTTTTGGAGAGGACCCATACCAATTGCGTCAGACAAACCTTTCTCGTCTGCGGATAATGCGATAAATTCTGTGAGCGCCGCACCCACGGGTAGCTTTACTGCCTTGGGTACACTACTGAGTGCCTTTGCGACCTTTGGTATTGAGGTTAGCCCCTTAACTACACCGCCTCCCATTCCGAGTTGCGTTCCTACCCTGGCAACATCTCTAACTGTAGACTCCTGGAACTCCTTTTGTGATACCCCGTGCATTGCGCCCATCGCATCACGAAAGAGATTAGGTTTCTCTGAGGCTAATGGGTTATCAATATCTGCTCCAAATAACTCACCTACTGATGACACAAGTTCTCCGGCCCCTTCCGCTCCGCCAAATAATGCATTGAATTTAAATTTATTAAACTCGTACAGCATAGACTCGTACCACGGTGCCTCGTCTATCTTTTCTTTGAGGTCCGGGGAAGGATCTTCTAGTGGGATGGGAGTAAATTCCTGCTCCTCCTCAAATGGAATAGGCGTGAAATTTTCTTGATTAAAAGGTAGAGGAGTGAACTCTTTTTCCTCAAATGGAATAGGAGTAAACTCATCCATTACTGAACCGTGTATTTTTTACCGTTGAGAATGTAAAACATTTTTCCGCTAGACTTTGCTTTTTCATTAGCAGACATATGCTCATCAATCGAAGGCTCGGTTATAGAAGTTGGTTCCTTAGATACTGCTGAGTCTTTGTCCTTAACTTTTGGACGCATACCTAGAATGGTTATTGCTTGCTCCATCATTGGATCTTTTTGTCCGTCAAAACCAAAAGTTTTCTGCCCCTTAAAAGTGTAAGACTGAGTTTCATCATCATACTCATAATTATCCTCTAAATAAACCTTCATAGCCGCAGGATCTACACCGCGAATAATTGCTTCTTCAATAGACTTCTTGCTTATAGAGTCATTCAGCGGTTGCAAACTGCTACCTGTCCAAACAAAGCTTACCTTATTGCCTGATATACCCTCAACATCAACTCTCTGTCCTGGCGTATAAGTTTCACTATTTTGTTCAGCTTTTGATTTAGCGTCATAGTATTCTGTTTGCGCTCTTGTTAATTCAGCATCTGCGATTTTGTCCGCATACTCAGCACTTGCGATACTATCTGCATAATTTGCTCTAGCTTTTGATACTTGTGCGTCTGATACAGCTTTGCTTATAGTCGGATCTTTTAGAGCTTTCTGTATACTGAAATTTAACTCGTCTACTCTTTTTTTAAGCATCGCGTTCTCCTGCATAGTCCTGCCTGCAAGCAATCCGTTTGCACGCTCCAGGTCAGCTATACTCGCGTCTCCGCTTTGAACCTTCTGAAAAAGTGCCATGTTTTTCTTATCACTTGTTTCGTCTCCGGACATTGTGAGTTGCTGAACTATACTTGGATCTGCGGATAACTGCCCTTGTAGATTTGACTCAAGCTGATTACGCTTCTCCCTATTAAGCTGATACTGATCGATTATTCCACCGACAGTCTGCCCCATTCTTTCACCGACCCTCGCCTGTGCTTCGCCTGCTCTCTGAAACGCTGAGAAGTCCATCCGTCCCAACCCTGCCTGTACTGTATCTCCTATTGCCATGATATTAAAATAGTTTGTAGCCTCCTGAAATCATAGTGTTACCACCACCACCTCGATATGTGCTAATTCCTTGTCCAAAGTTTTGATTTTGTTGTACTCCTTGTCCCAGCTAACCGCTACCTGCGGCTATAATATTTGCCGCACCAATTGAGCCAATTGCTCCCATCAATCCACTCGCCATTCCGCTTGCCGCTTGTTCGCGAGCCGCATAAGTGTTTGCCAGGTAGTTTGCACGATTAGCGTTATCCTGTAAGCCAATGTTCACTCCGGCATCAGGATTAATCCTGGTTGACTGCTCCTGTGGTATGCCGAATAAAGCCGCCCTTTCGCCAAACCCTTGCTGGGTGTAATTACTGCCACCTCTAAGCATAGCCATTGGATCGACAGAGGTAGCCCGATTTAAACCACTCGCATAACCTCCAAGGCCTTGTGCCTGCTGTCGGTTCTCGCGTAATATATCACGCAGATAGTCTTCCCTGCTCATTGCCTCGGCCGCGATTGCCGCATTATCCATATCCCTGCCTCGAGCCACCAATCCCTCCCGAGCCGATTGAGTCGCCCGTCTTCTCATTTCAGGAGATAAGTCCTGAATCTGTGACTCTCTAAATGCCTGATCGGCCATCTGATTAGCCTGCTCCACGCGAGCCTGCATGAGCGGATCGGATGAACGATAAGCCTGGGTCATGTCGGCACCAAATCGATTCATCAGAGATATATCAGTACCTGCCTGACGCTCGGCCATCTGACCGCCAAACTCCTGTGCGCGCATGGCATTTGATTCCGCAAGCTGTGCCATCGGATCAGCGGCTCGCTGAGCAAGACTCATCTGTAAGTCCTGATACTGAGGATCGTAGGTCTGACGAGTCTCTAAGAGTTTACCCTGTAAAGCGGGGTCTGCCATCGCGGATACATATTCGCGAGCAGATTTACCGACATCAAATTTTGGCATGGGAGGTGGTTTCTTTCCTCCACCAAAAAGCTTATTTAAAAAGAACGATGGAACGCCCGAACTGTTTACCGGCTCGCCTGCCCCTCCGGCATCTTTAAGCATCTTTGCTTCTGCGGAATTAATGTAGGCGAGTGACTCACCTTCGGGAGCATTCTCATTTAAAAGCCGAGCGGCCTCTGCCAATGGATCTTTTGTTTTATTCTTCATCATGGCGATTAAGTTTTGATTATGTAATTTAAAATGATTGTTGGTTGGACATTGTTGTGAGCTTGGTCACCTCCTGTGCTAGATGTTATAGCTGTGTCAGGATCACCTTCTGTTGTCTCTGTGAGCGCATACCTCTCATTAATATTACTAGCAGGGCCACTTGCCGCTAAAACTTCGTCTCCAGCTAATATATAATTATCGGTATCAGTTGAATTCTTCTTTACGGCGTAGTGTGTATGACCGGGAATTTCTGATGTTGTGAGGGTATGTTCTTGAGAACCATTTGTTCCTCTACCTGTGTCACCAGGATCACCATTATTTGCACCTAAAGCTACACCATTTAGATTTGCCGCAGAAGATGATGTCAGGCGATTTGCATTAATACCATTCATATCGTCACGACCCGCGATCACTCGACCTCTTAGATCAGGCAGATTGAAATTACTACCTGAACCCCCATAAGTGATTCCGATTGTATCGTATAATGCTTGATAATCTGCAATTGCAACCGACTGCCCACCACAAAACAACCAATCGTCATTAGGGAGAGCAGTACCTGCAAATGGCATGACTGTACCTGTAGGCATGAGTGACGATATCGCTGAGGGTGCGAGCTTCGCAGATGTAACTGCCTGATCCTTAATATGATTAGTCGTGACTGCACGATTGGCATCAACAGATGCGTGACTAAGTAGTTCGTTACTACCAATACCATTGGGTTTAACCTTTAGCTTACCATCCCCTCCATCTACACCATAGGTGGCGTTATTCGCGATGATAGTTGCACCATCAGCCGGGTCACTGAATGTCGCCAAATCAGCGATATCCATCAGCTTTTGAGCGGTGACCTGATCACCTGATGAAAAAGTTTGTCCTGTTTGTAAGATTGCCATTGTTATTTCTCCTATTGCACGGAAGTGGTTGATCGATCTGAAAGCCTAGCATCTACCCGTGTTGCACGAACATAGGGTCTGCCATTGGTTGGCTGAAAGTCTGCCTGTATGCCAAAGCCTCTTTTATTAACTCGTAGTCGAACAGATGTATCTTCTGCCGTATCTAATTCATTACCGAGTAAAGATGATAAAGTGTTTGTTTCGCTTACTGAGTCAGGGTCTTCTGCGATAAACTGTATGTTTCCATCCGATGGATTTTCATCGCTTGATTTTAATTGTAATTCTGCCCGACTAAATGTCTTACGATCTAGGGAGTCCGCATCGTATTGGCGTGTAGTCAGTTGGCTAATCACTCTATGACCCGGTTCGTTGGAAAGTTCCTGACCGACTTGCTCTAAGACTAAATCATTACCCTCTAGTGCATCCACTTTATGGACACCACCTTCCTCGGTAGTTAAGTAAAGAGCATTCTGTGAACCTTCCCGTGCTACTAATAAATCGCGTATCGCGAAGTCTTCAGAATCAACAGTGTCAATGCTTTCAAAGCCTTGGTTAATGAAGTTATAAACTAAAATAGTATTCAACTTATTACCATCACCTATGCCTACGCTTGAATCTAATGGAAGTGCCAACCAATAGCGGTTATTAAAATAAACGCCAACTGACAGGTGGGCAAAGTCCTGATTGATGCGGTCGATGAAAGGCTGAATCGTTTCTGATATCGGTGTGCCTGTACCTCGCAAGTTATACTCATCGATAAAGTCCACACTATAAATTCCTTGGTCAGATAGAAATAAAATCTGATTAGCCACTTGCACGATTGATTTACGGGCAGATG